GTAATAACCAAGGAGGCGTATAGGGGTTATTAAATGCGCAGATTTATTGGCTATCAAGGCCGCGAAATGCTTCTTTGCGAGTGGGCGAGAGAATTTAAAATGACAAGGAAAACTCTTGGAGCCAGATTAAAAAGAGGGTGGTCGCTAGAGGATTCGTTAAATAGGCCGGTTAGACAGGTAAATAATGTGAGTAGAATCGAATCGCTAGAATCAGGTGACCCTTATTACGATTCGATCCCATGCAAAAATTGCGGCTGTAAAATACGAACTACCACAAAAAGCAACTGCCCTGGTTGCAGAAGAAACAGGTCGCAAAAGAATTAAATAGGGTAATTCTCTGGCAAGCCTTCTTCATACAGTTTATGACGCAGCAAATACCCCTCTAACGCCCATATCTTATTCCGAGCATTACCCCTAGCTATCTTGCGTCCAAGCGCTGCGTCGAAGTTCTCAGGGCTTGCACAGGCACTCTCCCCCAATACAGTGTAGCCATTAGCTAAAGTCAGTAGGCAAGCTGTAAATGTGGTGCCAGGGAACACATGATAGGACTCTGAAGTAATTACACCATCTAAATCAGATTCTTTAATTCGCGGAGCTGTTAAGCCTTTTGCTTGGATTTCTTTTTCAATATCAGTATCGGTCATTGTATCAATCTCTTATTCAGTCATGGCTAAATTGCCAATTACCAGTATACCACGATTGACAAATCAGCCTGGTAAGATAGAATTGTAAATGTAGTACGGACGTTGGGGAACGTCTTAAAAGGTAAAGATGATGAAAGGGTTAATGTATGCAGGTTTTGGTGAGTCGGGTAAGTCCCCTACTTCATCATCACCGCCCAATCATCAGGGCTTGCATTCATTAGCCCTTTTTTGTGTCTAAACGATCTGCTCGATGTTCACCTGGTTCTCTCACCAGGCTTAAGAGTTTAGCAGCGTTGCTAGTGAGAGCTGGTAGGCACACCCTTCTAAGAATCCTTCCTACAGTGTGCATTGATGAGAGTAAAGCCGCGATAGGCAGAGCGAAACTGTAGCGGTGGCTGAATGTTATGTTACTCCCTAACCCTAGGTTCCGTAGGACTTGGAGTAAATCGGACCCTGGCCACTCTCTTCAATGCACATTCAACGTCTGCATAGTGTAATTAGTGGTGGTACTGGTGAATAGTCACCGAATTAGCGTTGGGTAAGACGTTCAGCAGGGCGCTAACTGCAAGCCGGTATCACCCCTAATTACATTAAAGAGTTTGTATTTGTGGCGGTTGTGGTGATCTCATAATGTCCTTAATGGAGATCAAGTTATTTACTTACAGGTAGGATCTGATCAATGTAAATATGCCACTTCCACCTCAAATACAGATTCACAGGTCTATGATTAATGGAGGAAGTCATGAAAGATATTTGTTCACTCAATGAAGCAATAGTATCGTTAGAGGCAGAGCATGGAGGATTAAGAGCTGCAGCAAGAGCGTTAGACTTAGACGCAGGCTATCTATCAAGATTGAAAAATGGCGATAGTTTCAACCCGTCTGGTGATGTGGTAAATAAGTTAGGTCTTATTAAAATGGTCTATTATATAAAAAAGCCCCGTTGACTGTTAAACCAACGAGGCGTATATTGAATTAATGCCGGGTAGTGCTGGCGAATCAAGCTAAACAGGTTTGAGTGTTGAAGTACTTAATTGCCACCGGCAAGACAATTCTAACTCACCTCTCCGTTTGATTCCAGCCCACCCTGCATTTAGGTTTACGATGCAGTTCGATCCCTTGCGAAAGCTAGATTATCGAGACCCAAATTCCGAGCAATGTTTGCCGACTAGTAACAACTCGGGCCGCAAAGCCGCACCATTAATAATTACTGAGTAATTTAGGTGTTTAATATGGCAGGGGGTGGAGACGCTTAGTATCGTAAATACATTGAGTTGTATTCCTTCGTTAAGACTTGCAATAGGCAGGCAGGGGGTGGAGAAAAGTCGGCTTCCTGTGCCTTTAATTTAAGGAAACTTTATGTCTAAAACATTAAAACAGCTATGTATTGATCGAGGTGTGGAGTATTACGAAAGAGGTAATAACGGCCATATACAGCTTAAAGGCGCTTTGTTAGTCAACTACTATCCCAATAGTAAGAATAAGTCTGCGTATGTTGCAGGAACTAAGAAAGCGCTCAAGGGTGTTACTCACGAACAGGCTATTGATATGTGCTTTAACGCTCCTGTCAGCCAGGGCAAGAACGATACTCGCGGTCGTAATGGCAGGCGCAAAAGAGCACAGATGCTAAAGAAGGGGATTACTAAGTGCTATTGGTGTAAATGCCCCTTAACGCTCGATACAAGCACAATAGAACACATCATACCGTTAGTAAGGGGTGGCCTTGAACATTCAAACAATAGGACGTTAGCGTGCGAGGATTGCAATCATGGCAGGGGTAGTGATATGCCAGAGCTGAGCACATCTAACCCACGCTCTTAGTGGACAGTATTGATTAAAACAAACACAGTACAATTATTGATCAATTAATCGAAGGGGAATGATATGGCAAAAGTTAAGGCAAGCTCTACAGTTAAACTATCGGTAACTCTGGAGCTAACCGAGGAGGAGGCCATAGCTCTAAACGAAATGACGAAATACGGTATCGATTCATTTTTGAAAGGATATTACAAGTTTCTTGGTAAGCACTACATGCGGCCACACGAACAAGGTATGCGCTCACTATTCAAAACGATTGACGCCGAACTTCCGCCGCACCTAAAGCGAATTTCCGAAGCGCGTAAAATCTTCGATATGCCCAAGCAAATAGAACCGCCAAAAGCTCATATGAGGAAATTTAAGGGTGAGTGGCGCTGGGTTCCGGCTTGGTGTAGAAAAGCCACGTAAAGTCCTAAATAACCCACCTAAAGGAAACTGATATGCCGTATGAAGAAATAGTAAAATATAGTGCATGTATGCGAACTGAAGCAGAGATTAGAGATATTGTTTTGGTGTGTATACAACGAGGTACGACATGGGGAGATGAAGAGATTACTAGAATCAGGAAAGAGTTTGATTCAGTCGTAGACGCCATGGTTCAAAAAGCATTCGATGATGGCCGTGATTACCAAAAATCTCGTGATAAAGGAAGCTGATATGGAAGAGACAAGAAGCGATGCAGAGTACCTGCAAGCACGCGAGATTATAAGGATTATGATGTCTGAAGGGGTTATTCCAGAATCGGTAGCAGGTGATAACTATTTGAATGCTTGGAACGCGGCCTTTGCAATACTGGATTTATTAACCACACCTAAAGGTAAGTGATATGAGTATTGACGTAACATGGCTAAATGCTGGTACTGCTCACATAAAAACTAATGCAGTTAATCTATTTATCGAGCAAGAATGCATTGCGTTGGTGAGAAATGAAAAAAGTATAAAAATAGTTAAAGATAATCTTTTAGAAAAAGGGAAATATACTCGAATTATTCATAATGAAGAAAAAGAACATGATACCCCTGTACTCTGTGATGATCCTCTTCATGACTGGGATGATTTTACTTCATTATAAAGGTAACTGATATGAAAACAGATTTAGAGCGGGAAGAGATTATGATTAAAGCCGAAATGGAAATATTGGAAATCCTAAAACGTCACGGTTTAACAATGAATGCCGAGAATATGATTATTTTTATAAACCATATTGAGGATTACGACAATGGGGACATGTCTGTGAGATCAAGATCTGTTGCTTGCTAACACATCTAACTAACCAGGAGGCCATATGTACAAAGCAAGGAAAATGATCATCGTAGACAGCTGCGATTCTTGTCCCTATCACGGTCAATGTAAGCCTTGGCGGGATTTAACAAGTGGGCAGCGAGTTAAATTAACAATAGGATTTGGAACCAATGAATTCATTTTAGTCGGTTGTCCGCTCCCTGATGGCGATGATAATTTGCCAGCCACTAATTTATCGATATAACTAACCAGAGGGTAAAGACATGAAATCTAGGCCTACAGTGGTTCAAGTGACCATAAACGAACAAGAAGCTTTAGCAATTATTAACGCCCTTCAGCGCGGAATATCGACTGCTGAAAACAGCGAAGATGACCAAGGAGCAACAAGTCTATTAGGGCTTCTGAGGGGTAATTTTCAAAGTTCGGTGGCTGGCATACACGACCCCCGATAACTCATTAACCAGAGGGTAAAGCTATGACAAAGCAAGAAATGGAAATTGGAACAAAAGTTATGTTGACTAATGATTTTGGTGCGGAGTATGAGACGTTTACTCTATCCAAGCCATGGCAGATAGGAAGCGGTGATTGGCTTGTATCAGTTGAGGGTAAAAGGGGCGGTTATGATCTCGATAGAATCAGAGTTGTCGAGCAACCATCTAACCAGGGGTAAAGATATGGATAGCAACGAAATTTTAATACCGGCATTACGCCAATACATGCATAACGATGGCAGCGGGTTAGTCGCGGGATATGATATTGAAGAAACTGATAAGGCAGTTGGCGATTTGATCGAGGTGATAAAAGTATTAAGACAGACTGTAATGGAGGTCAGGGGCGCTCAACGTAGGGGGCCTGGCTGGTATACGAAAGGAGCTAAAGGGCTATACATGCAAGTAAGCTTGCATCTTGACATGGCAGATAAAGCTATAAAATCAGTAGAGCCCTTTTTAGACACATCTAACCACACGGACTAGAAGATATCTATCATTGACGTTACCATACACATATGGCAATGTATGGAAACATAGGAGGGGCAGGCATGAAATCAAAACGAACATTCTGTATACAGTTCGAATTATCAGAGAGACTTGATAAGATATCAGGTGCAAGTGGTGATGGTAGAACTATTACCTGGCATCTTGAGCAAGCCTTACAGCAATATTTGGATACCATCGTCCCTATGATGGTGCCAATAGAGAAATCAAAGCTGGTACCGACACAGCGACCCAAGGCTACCAAACGATTCACCCCTCCCACCCGAGACGAAGCGTTTATCTATTTCAGTGAGAGAGGCTTAACCAGAGCAATAACCGAATCAGAAAAGTTCGTGGATTTCTACCAGTCCAAAAACTGGATGGTGGGCAAGAACAAGATGAAGGATTGGAAGGCCGCAGCGCGCAACTGGATGAGAAAAAGCGCCGAGCATACCCAACCTACCAACAACCAAGCGCAATCGCCCATGAAGCTATTAACTGACACCTCGTGGGCACCTAACTTAATCGAAGGGGAATGATATGGATATACCACATTTTTTAATGAAGATGTCATTGCAGCTAAATACTCAAGATAACAGGATTACCGCTGATCCCATCTGGATGGTCTGCTATGACAAAGCTCATGTGACAGCTGATGGATACCACGAATACACCGAATACGCTGTTAGTGATGGTGATTACTGTCTCGTTTACAGCACAGAGGATGGAACAATTTGTGACAACGATTATGCCATCCGGTATTTATTGGAGAATCACGATGGATTTTGTGAGAGATGGTGTGATGAAAATGAGGCAGAATCATTCCAAGAATTCAATTTTGAGAATGAAATATATGATTTACCAAAAGGCATAGAAGAGTTCCATGTGAGAAGAGAGCAGGAAGTTGTAAAGGCTTGCTTGACTGAGTCGGACGCAAAATATTTTATTAAGCGTAAGCAACACGACTATCCAAAACTGTACACCTATGTTTTTTCAATGTGTTACTGCCCGCAAATGATTGAGCTGAGACAGTGGATTATGTCGTTAACCAAAGGGGATGTTTGAATGCCTGAAATAAAATGCGGCTTAGCAATAATGGAAATACAGGATGGTGATTATGTTCTGGACAATGGATTTTGTTTACAGTTTATCAAGAAGCGCGGAGATATTTACCGATGTTCAAAAAAAGCATTCTCAGAATTTAAAAAAATAGAAAAAGTAAAAAGACAGGATTATGAAGGCCCCTTTGGCGATATGTGTCTTGACTCGTGGGTTTATCTACCTAACTAAAGGGGGTGATTGAATGAAAGTATATGAAAATATATCGAAGTCAGTTGACGATAGATATCTAGCTGATGACTACGTTGATTTATTGGTCAGAACTATACAAAAGGAGGACAAAGAAATAATATTTGGTGTTTCGTACGTTCAAAGAAAACTAGGTCTTGGTTACAACGCGGCCTTTAGATTGATCGAAGGGGCAGAGGCCAGGGATTTTATAAAAAGGGATGAAGAAAATCCGAGTCAATATTATCTATTAATTGACAAAACCAAAAGAGGAAAACAACGTGATAAAGAAAATAATCGTAATGATGTTGATGACCGGTAGTGCTGTAATGTCTCAGGCAGCGCTTGCACAAAGTTACACGGCAGAGTTGAAGTGGACGATACCGACAGAGAATTCAGACGGTAGTGCGTTGGATATCAATGATATTGAAAGGTATACGATTTATGATGCTTGTGCAAAAACGGTTCATTATGTCGATGACCCAAACGACACGGGAATTACTGTAGAATTTTTCCCGCCGACTTGCCATTATCGTATGCTTACTGTTTTAAAAAATGGTATTGAAAGTGAAGCATCAGACTATGCAACAGCCACGATAGAAACCTATATTGATCCAGTGGTTCCTAAGCCCCCTGGATCAATCACGGTAACCATTACTGTTTCTGTGCCTGATCCTCAATAACTGTTATAATTCCCCTTTTGAATAAGGGGCAGGTCATGTCAGGCAGTAACGGTACAGCGCGCAAAGTAGCAAAAGCTAAGAAAAATAAAAAAGATAAAAAGAAACCTAAATGATAAATTCTTTATATGAGCAGTATTCGATCTATTTCTATTTGGGCATCATGTTATTGCTAGCATGGCCCATCTACAAAAATAGATACAACGCTGCTTATTCTTCACTGATCGGCGTTTTTATCTTAATGTGCGCTCTCCAGCCATTTTTTGATAATGATCCCGATATATCAGAAAAGCAGGCATTCACTAACTACGCGTATATCATCGGGTTTAATTTTGTGTATTGCGTAGGGTGTTTTCGTTACGGAGACAATACATACTGGTTTTGGCTAGCATTATTAACCGGCATCCTATGCGGCTGGTCAGGCATCAACGCATTAATGTTTTACACCATGGTTTCGGAAAGAATAACCCCTGATCAATTTATAGCCTTTTTTGATAATGGTACAGTTGCTATAATCATCGTTAAGATAGTAATGACCTACTTACTAATTAAGGCCGCTGATGGGTATCGGGGAGACATGGCAATTTTTATTAGAAATCTTAAGGGTGATATGGGATTACTTACCCGGAATATTAAAGGCCACCGGCTTATTACTAACCTACTACCTTCTAATCGCGAAAAGAGATAAAAAAGATGGCGGACAGGGTGTTGATAGCGACGGGGATATTCGGACCGGCGTTGACGGCGTTGATGCAGACCGCCGAAAAGACGACTATCCCCCTCGTTGAATACAAGGTTTTCACTTTTGACCATTACCACGTTGCCATATCCGATATAGGATTTTGTATTGGGGTTTTGGCAGGATCGGCCACTCTAGGGCTAATTATCAAGAAAGTACTAAGTTACCGCAAAGATAAGAATGATACCGGTAACACCTCATAATACGAACAGAAACACACCTAATATCAATTTAAACCACAAAGTAATACTAGGGCTAAGGTAAAAATAAAGGCGCTTAGAGCAGATACTATGGGATTCTCGAGATGGTGGCGGTCACACTAGTAAAGCTAAGGCCAGTGCTCAGGCAAGGGCGATCAATTCAAGCCCTTAACCTCATAAGGCGATTAAGCAACGCGCCTCATCTGCCTAGTGACAGGCAGCAAAGGAAGAAGGAAGAATTGTAATCTCATTTCAATTGGGAATTGGTTGATATCAACAACAGCCCGAGATCCGTCATGCTCCCTAACGCCTAATATTTCGCCGCCGAAATCAAACCAAAATATATTCGCATTAACTGAATCACGATCGGTAGCTAGATGTCTAATAGAAAGTCCCATTTCGTTTACTCCCTTAGTTGATGTAATCATTATAATGTAACTGTAAAAAGTTTCCATCCCTTCGAAATAGCAAAGTTCTGCGCATAAACCACATGATTGTACTAGTCATTAACACACACTCTCTAAGCTCAGATAAAAATAAAGAATATCTTGCAGGTAAACGAATATAAGTTACAATGGAGTTAACTTAAGGGGGTGATAATGAATAGGAATGCAAAGTATTGGAATACTAGTCGGCCTGTTGTCGATATGGAACCTATCCTTAAATCACAAATTGAGAGGGCAGAGGGCATATTAAAAACACTTCCCGAGAAGCTCTCATCTACTGATAGGATTATTTGTTCGTCTAGGCTCAAGTTGTTAAAACGCCAGTTAGCAGAAATCAACGTTCCACGTGGAGCACCAAAAGGAGATTGATATGGTTGATAAAATTTGCAAGTGGAGCGCGATTATAGGCGGTTTATTTTTTTTATCCCTATCATCCACAGTTATTGCTATTGAGTGCTATGGGGATACGTTATTGAAAAACTGGTATAATGACCTAGTAAATCTGTCGTTTTATCAGTTAATCAGTATGACGATATTTTTGTTAGGTGCTTTCTTAAGTTTCGTTTATTTACTTTGGGATGATAACAAGAGAATACAATCCAAAATAGCTGAAAATAATGGAATAATCAAAGACCTGGAAAAGGTAGTGGCAGATCTGGAAATAAGTGGGGTGACTAATGAAAAGACGTAATCTATTAAAGCTCTTTGGTGTGGCCCCTGCCATTATACTGACACCAAAATTACTAATGCCGGTTCATTCTATACAGCACCACAACGATTACTATAGATTTCTATCTCACCCAAACGGAGACAGAATAAGAAAGGATTATCTTCCAGATGGTAATAAATTTATCGGCCTAAATCCCGGCGACGTTATCTCAGCTCGTTCGTATCAAGCTCGAGATGCCGGAGAATTTTACATTGTATCGAGGGATGACTAATGGATAGGAAGATAATTAATTATATTACGGTTAGTGAAGGTGAAACCACAGTATCTTTAGATGACCAGGTGAGAGTAATGATTGGTGATGGGTGGCAACCATTCGGGGGTATATCCTTCGAACACCACTTCCCATATCAGGCCATGGTTAAGTATGAAGATAAAGAATCAATAGCGTACAGACAGAGAGAAGGGATTAAAGGTCCAGCCTGTCGCAGTGATGGCGGAGCTTTTTAATGACTGATACTTATATTGATAAAATAGTTTGTGTTATTTGGATAGATAGCTACGGTGGTGGTGGGTGGGTTGATATAAGTGATTACAAACCATCATTGAGCCATATCACTACTTACGGTAAATTCGTCAAAGAAACTGATGAGTATTACACGATAGTCTCAACATACAGCGATGATCAGTATATGGACCCACTATCAATACCTATTGTAAGTGTGAAAGGTATCGCTATTATTGATGTTGAAAATGCTCAGTTCGATATTCCAAAAGGTAATACTTAATGGCTGAGATAATCAGTTTCACTGACAAGAAAAACTGTAACATCGATCCAAAAAAGGTTATCAGTGATGCGCTAGAAGAAAGCTTCGAAAGTGTGGTTATAATGGGTGTAACAAAGGATGGCGAGCACTATTTTGCTTCTTCTTCGGGTGATTTTGGGCATATAAATCTAATGCTTGACCGCATGAAGGCTGGATTACTTGATATGGAGAATATTTAATGATTAGTCTTAAATGTGAAATAATTATTGTTGGTTTAATTGCTATTGCGCCAGTCATTTATACACTTGGCAATGTAATAATTGGGGGATAATTAATGGCCTTAGAATTCGATAAGTTCTTTTTAGTCAATTCAGACAATGAGCATGCTGTAAGTCTAGCCAAGAAAATGGCGAAAGAGGCTAAGCCTGGCGCTCTTGTGCTCTGCACTGATAATGAGCTACGCGCATATGAAGACAAAGAAATATTGTCAATCAATATCAATGACAGTAATAACATACCTATAGCCAAGGTAAGTAGCGGAGAATCCTATATTCTATTTTGCAATGATAAGGTTGATATTGATAATCTCTTTCAGGTCGCAGAGGAGCTTAGAATACAGATAGGAATTGTGAGGGTTGATTAATGTCTAAATTAAAACGCATTGCATTCAAGATACTGATGTTCTTTCCATTCCATTTAGTTCTAAAGCCGTTAATAAAACGAAATTATAAAAACAGGGCGTTATCTGCTTTAAATGGAGACGGTAAATACCCTGATGAATGGTATTGGGCTGATGAGGTTGCTTGTTGCTATGGTTATTTTGTAAATGGGGGTGATTAATGATTAAGTATCTACGTTATAAATTATGGCTTTGGATTACTCAGCATAGAAAAGACTTGAGAGCAGGTGGTAAGCTAACTGATCCCAGTGGGCAGCAGTATGAGATAGTTGAGTACAATAATAATAATGGTGATGGCGGCAGTTTTATTGATTTAGAGGCTGATTAATGATTAATGTGCAGAGTGGTGGAATTAGGTATACACAACCCAAGCGCAGGCAATGACAATAAGCTCCCTGCACAACCGCCCTCGATATGCTTTGGGAGAGGGATTGCAGGTTCGAGTCCTGCCTCTGCAACCAACTATTAAAAGATTTCACTGGAGAGTGGAAGACTCGTAGGTAGGCATACCGGAGCAGGTGGAAGCCCTGCATTAATTCACGAAAATGGTAATATGCTCCATAGACACTAAAGAGGATAATTAATGAGCAATCAAAGAAAAGAAGCTCATGATTGGCTTGATAAAAACATACTGTCATTTGATATATTACTGGCTAATACCGAGTTAAGAGAATTATTTGTTTGGGCAGAAGACAATTTAAACAATGGGGCTGCACTTCACATCATTGTAGAGGACGGCAATCTAGAAGACAGTGATATTGAGTATTGTGAGAACAGTATAAAATCGGGTGAATGGGATAAATTCTGCAAAGAGGGAGGTTATTCATACACAGAACAAGACAATGAGAAGATGCTCAGAATACTTGAGCTTATGAAGCCATTGACTGAAGAGCAACGAGAGATGATATACACAGGCAATACGATAACAGAGGATCTATTTGATTTGCTGTATAATAAAGCCCTAGGACACTAAAGATAGAGGTAATAGATGCCCGATATAATTGATTTATATTATGAAGGAGACAAAAAAACCCTCGTAAAGGTACACTTCAGGGCGAGAACAGAGGATATCAATGGACTATTATTGCATGAGCCAGAGATAAAACTCTCGATAGAACTAGACGGTAACTTCAGTCCTTGGGTTGATATAGATAGGTTGCAAAGTATCATAGAAAAGAACAAGCAGGACTATATTGATCGGCAAGTAGAGCTTCGAAATATAATGATTTAAGGTAATAGATTATGGCTGACGAAAGTGATGACGTGCAATGGATAAGTATTTCCTATGACCCGGCAGATAAAGTGGATAAAGACTTATTCGAAACAATTACTCAACTAATAGACAGTCGACTACTAGCAAGCCAGCCAGCGAAAGGCCTGGATAAGCATTCATTAATAGCAAAAATAGTTCATAGATATCGCATAGGATGGGGGGGCTTAATAGATGAATGAAGTCAAGCTTACAGGTTTTAATAATTCAGAGTGTTTTTCAACAAAGGACGACTACACGATTACCTATAAAGCAGTGTCTAGAGATTCTCGCGGGTTAATACTGGCTGAACCCATCATCATGTTGGCAATATCTGATTCTACCAATCAGGGTCCATGGATTGATGCCGAGCGAGTATCGGTTATAGTTAAAGAAGAAAAGCAACGTCTTATAGATAAAATGGATACTGATTTCATACCAAATTAAAGAGGCAAGATAGATGCCAAAAGAAAAGAAAGAAGTGAAAGAGAACAAAGACAAGAACAAGGGCGGTGGCCCTAAAAACGAGAATAACCTAACAGATAAGCAGCAACTTTTTTGCGAAGAATACCTCATTGATTTGAATGCTACACAGGCTGCAATAAGGGCTGGATACAGTGAAAAAACATCATCAGAAATGGGTTACGAGAACCTCAATAAACCTCAGATAGCTCAATATATAACCTATTTGAGAGCAAAAAGAGAGAAAAGGACCGAAGTAACTAGCGATAGAGTGGTGAAAGAATTGGCCAAGCTGGCCTTTTTTAACATGGAAGATGTCATTGATGAGCGGGGTGTCACTAAGGAGCTAACCGAGTGGAGTAGAGATGATCTAGCGGCTATTCAGGAGGTCACAGAGGACAAACTAGGCAGCGAAGAGGATGCAGTAATAATAAGGCGCAAGGTCAAGGTAAGCGATAAGAAGGCCTCCTTAGAACTATTGGCAAGGCACTTAGGCATATTTAACGACAAAATAAATATAGAAGGAATCACCTTCAACATGGACTACGGCAAAAATGAGGCAGATTGATTACCACGCAGAGCCCACAGCCGCCAAGTTTCATGCATCCGATAAGCTAGTCAGAGGCTTTCTAGGTCCGGTCGGTAACGGTAAGTCAGTCACCTGCATCATGGAGATGTTACGCATAGCCTATGAGCAGTGGCCTAACAACAAGGGCGTGCGTAAGACTCGATGGGCAATCATCCGCAATACCAATCCAGAGCTAAGAACAACAACACTCAATACCTGGAAGCAATGGATACCTGAATCCATTAGCCCGGTAGTCATGCACCCCATCATCACTACAAAGTTCATTCAAACGATCAAGAACGATGGCACTAGCATTGAGATGGAGGTGTACTTTCTAGCATTAGATAAGCCTGATGACGTCAAGAAGCTGCTCTCAATGGAGCTATCAGGGGTATTCATCAATGAAGCAAGGGAAATGCCCTATGTCATTGTAAAGGCTGCCAGAGAGCGCATAGGACGCTATCCAGCTGCTATCGATGGATACACAGCTACTGATAAGTACACGCCCCCTGAAGACATCTGCCGCCGTAAATGCCTGATCATGGACACCAACCCACCTGACACTGATCATTGGTGGTACCAGTTGGCCGAGGAGGGTTGTTTAAAGAACTCAACCAACAAGCCATTAGCCATCAAGCAAGTAGCAGAAGTGTTTGATTTCTTTCGTGGACCGGCGCCACTGATCAAGCAGGATGACGATACCTATCTGCCAAACCCTAAAGCTGAGAACATGGGTCACCTGCCTGGTGGTTATAAGTACTATCTGGATATGATCGCTGGTAATACTGAAGATCACATCAATGTACAGGTATTGGGTAACTACGGTGTAATCAAGGAAGGCAAGCTGGTTTATGAGCGCTATAACGATAGATTGCATTGTGCCGAGAAACACTTCCTACCTATTGAAGGGCTGGATATCTGCTTAGGGTGGGATTTTGGTCTAACTCCGGCGTGTATCATTGGTCAGATAACCGAGACCAGCCAAGTTAGGATCATCGCAGAGCTCACCAGTGAAGACATGCATGTAAGGCAATTCGCTCGGGATGTTGTTAAACCCTTTCTTCAAAACAAGTTTGGTAAGTTTCGTATCGGCTTTAGCTTTGCCGATCCAGCAGGCTCAAACAGGGGGGAGGGTGAGGGTAAGTCAGCGATAAAGATACTCAATGACGAGCACATAATTAATGATGACGGTGATGTCATTGTGCCATTGGATATGGGATTCATTACAGAACCGGCACCCACTAACGACCCGACTAGGCGTCAAGATTCTGTCAACTCATTCTTAATAAGATTGGTTGGCAGTGGTGAGCCTGGATTCATAATGGATAAGCGCTGTAAGATGCTGCGTAAAGGCTTTCAAGGTGGATACCACTACAAACGCATACAGGCAGGAGGTGTTGAGGACAGATACCGCGATGTACCCAACAAGAACCAGTTCTCACACTCTCATGACGCACTACAATACCTATGCTTAGGATTCGCTGGTGGTTATGTCACACAATCGCATGATGAGTATGGCCAACATGAGGACGAGTACCGGGAGACCGGCTATTGGTAAGCAGTATTGTTGTGCTATTATTGGCCAAAAGCTGGCAACACTGAGAGATCATGTACTTATTAAGCTTCGACAAGCCTGTCTATTCTGATGCTGAATTGACAAGGGAAGAAGATGGACCTTTCAAGGTTGCATCAACAACAGATCTGCCCAGTGGAATCTATTTTTCATCAACTGAGTACAAGGCAACGGCAGAAGATAACGAGGGGAATGTGGTGTGGAAAGCAACCTTTACTTATCCAACTCATGTAAAACCACCTCCTATAAAAAATGAAGTCTCTGTGGAAACCGGCGCGGTGTATGAATAATGGCTGATGACATCAAAAAGCTAGTATCGTTTATCGGGCAACCTAATATTGCTGATGATATCCAAGACAGTGAGGACGGTGAAAACACGCTCAAGAAGTTAGCGCGCCAGGTTATCGAAGACTTTCAGCGTGATCAAGACTCTATGGTTGAGTGGTCGCAGCAAGTCGATGACGGTAAGCGCATTGCAGCTCAAGAGACGGCAGCCAAATCCCAGCCTTTCGAGGGCGCGAGCAACTTTAAATCCACAGGTATCATTGAAGCATCGATCACATTTGGTGACCGGGCAGCTACTGAGCTATTGCGCGGTCGTAACCTGGTTAAAGCTGATGTGATTGGCAGTGATCAGGAAGGCAACAAGAAGAAAGCAGCTGAGAATGTTGTTGAGTTCATGAACTGGCAGATCAACCACCAGATGCGGGGTTGGCGCAAGACTCAAGAAAAACTACTGTATGAAATCCCGGCAACCGGCGCAGTCTTTAAGAAAACATTCTTTGACTCAATTGAAGGGGTCAACAAATCAGAACTGATTCACTACCCTGACTTTGTAGTCAACCAAGCAACCACAACGATCGATGAGGCCACCTCATTCACTCACCCCATGGATTTCTCCGTCAATGAAGTATTCGAACGCCAGGCTGCAGACTTGTGGCTTGATGTCGACTTGTACCCGGAGAATGCTGAAGGGGATGAAGGGTCCAACGAAGAGCAGCAAGTCACTCATAACATTGATAACCCCGAAAAGTTCTTAGAGCAGAATTGTTTCTTTGATCTCGATGATGACGGATACCAAGAGCCCTACACAGTAACCGTGCACGAGCGAACCCAGCAGGTAGTTAGGATTGTCGCGCGTTTCGATGGAACGGGTATTTTTGTTAAGGATGGAGATGCGGTCAGGCGATTAGATCCCAGTGATATCAACAATACTGAGCGGCTAAAGCTGGTTAGAATAGTGCCGATTCAAAACATCACGGCTTATGACTTCATACCGGCTACCGATGGCACGTTCTTAGGTATCGGTTACTATCACTTGCTTAGCTCATTGAGTAAGGCGCTCAATTCAACAACCAATCAACTCATGGATTCGGGCACACTCGCTAATTTGCAGGGTGGATTTTTGGCCAGAGGTTTCCGTAAACGCATGGGTAATATGCGGATGAAGCCAGGGCAATGGGAGTCTACCGACATCTCGGCCAATGAATTGCAAAGCGGGGTAATGCCGCATTTGTTCAAAGAGCCATCACAAACCCTATTCGCATTAAACGAAAAGCTCGATGCACAGATCAAGAACTTGACAGTCAATACTGACCTGAAAGGATTAATCTCGCCTAACGCACCGGCCACTACCACACTTGCACTGATCCAAGAAGCCACTCTCCCTCTGTCTGCGATCATGCAACGTATTATCATGAGTGAGACAGAGGAGTTCAGAAAGCTCTTTATCCTTGATCAACGCTTCACTGATCCTGAATTGTACAGACGGGTATTGGATGACCCTAACGCAGACTTTCAGAGAGACTTTGATTTAGCCAGCCTGGATATAGCACCCACTGCCAGCTCTGAAATGTCGTCAAGAATGCAGCGTATCCAGCGTGCTGAGACCATGACATTTAGGGCTCAAGAGATCGCGTTAACGGGCGGTGATGTAAGACCTATTTGGGAAGCCTGGTTTGATGCCATTGGTGCTGATGACCTACTAGGTCAAGTGTACCCAGATCCACAGCAGATGAACGAGGAGCAGCAAGCGCGAGCGCAGGCACAAGAAGAGCAGCAAAGACAGCAAGCACAACTATTAGCGATTGACATAGACCATAGAGAGCGTGACGTAGCTCGTAGAGAGCAAGAGACTCAAGCTAAGTTAGCAGCCGTACCATCAGATATACAAAAGACTGAATCTGAAACGGTTCTGAATTTAGAGAAAGCAGAGACCGAAGACGTAAAGAATAATGTCAATAAGTACACGACTCAGTTACAAGCAGTCAATTCTGCCATAGACAATACCATCAGAGAAAGAGAACTCGACAATGCTGAAAGACTATCTAGAGAAACTCCAAGACCAACGCCGTAACCATCCTATTACCCAAGCTGACTTTGATGCTTGGCGACAAAACATCATCACGAAGCAATTCTTTGAAGATCTGGAATTGTTCCCCGTCGACCGTGCCAACGATATAACGGCAGATAATGCTAATACAGCAGGCCTACACGCAGCTAAACTTAATGGCGTGCAGGATACGTGTGAGTATTTTAGTGACTGGACCCCTGACTGTTTGGAGGGTAATGAGGATGAGTAACTTTAAACAAAGATGGTTAAACGCTAAGGCTGTAAGTGAACAATTAAAAAATGATGAGTGGGAGTTTACATACAATCGTTTTACCCGAGGTTGCTGTAGAGCTGAGAGAAAGGGATTAAAACTATGGGTAGGTAACGGTCCTTTTGGTTGTGAAATAGATAAGGAGGGGGCAAATTGTTTTGGCCTATTATTTAGACATTATGTATGGTGGTCTGCTGTCAGAAGAAAAACAAAAGAAGCCAATAAGACTCATAAGGTAAATATTATTGTTGAAGATATAACCGCATAGAGGAAAACCAAGATGCTACGACCAACGGGCTACTATGTCCTAGTAAAGATGGAAGAAGTAAAGAACGAAGTTGAAGATGGCGCATTAGCAGGCTTTCAGCTAGCAAGTAAAGATCAACACACTCGTGAGCAATCGGGTCATGATGTCGGTGTATTAATCTCTCTCGGTCCTACTGCATATTGTGGATATCAAGGAGTCGAAGGGGAAACAGCAGAACAGCGCGCTGAATGCTGGGGTGTTACAGTCGGTAACAAAGTAGAGTTTAATCGTTACGATGGTAAAAAACCCAACCATCCAGACTTTCAGGACTATCGAGTTATACAAGACGGTATGATCATTGGTGTAATAGAGGATTAAAGACATGGCAGAAGAACAAGAACAGATTCAAGAAGAAATCACCGAAGAGACAGCTGGTGACGAGATCCAGGAAGAGGTTGTCGAGGAAGTAAATCCTGATCACGAGCAGGCAATGCGTAATGGATGGCGACCAAAAGAGGAATGGAATGGTGATTCTGATGAATGGGTAAGCGCTAAAAAGTTCAATGAACGCGGGCAAATGATTGGTGACATCCGGCAATTAAAGCGACGCCTGGATTCGCAGGAAGAATCGTTTGGTAATAGATTAGATCATCACAAAAAGCTGCAAGAAGCACAGATGAAGGTTGCCATCTCGGATCTTGAATCACGGCGCGATGAAGCTATCGACTTGGCTGATCGGGAAAAAGCTAATTCTATTCAAAGTCAGATTGATGATACTCGCGCACAAGCTGTTGAGCCCGCACCAGCGCCCGCACAAAACGGGCAGACTGTCCTTGATGAATGGAATGCCAATAACTCTTGGGTAAACGAGAACACACCCAAAGCCGCTTTTGCAAAGATGATGTTTGTTCAACACTCTCAAAACAAATCAGTGGAAGATGCAATAACTGCGACAGAAGCCGATATAACCAAAGAGTACCCTGATGTGAACCCACGACGCGAACAAGCCTCAACGGTAGAGAGTGGGCGTTCTAAGCCTGGTGCCAGAGTAAGCTCCAAACTCAACTGGTCTCAGTTAACGGCAGACGAAGTTAAATGGTTTAATGTAATGCCAGGAACTTGGACAAAAGAAGAGTTTTTGCAAACCGTACAAGATGAGAGGAGCGCCAAATGAGTCAACCTAAGCGTGGTCGACCAAGAGCGGATAAGACTGATTCGCAAATAGAAAACACCCGAGTTGAATTGCAGACAGACCGTATAGAAGAGGCTCACAGTCCCAATAGGCCGCCCCGTGTACCAATGAGCTCCACACTAAAGCTTAAGTTTGGTTCAGTTACTGATGATCCTAATTACCATTTCAGGGTGTTTTCCGATCGTGACGGGCGCATTGAGCAGGCAAAACAAGCATGGTATGAGCACGTAAAAGACGGCAACGGCGACAATATCGTGCGTCATAGCGGCCCATATACTCAGTATTTGATGAAAATAAAGAAGAAATACTGGGATGCAGACCAATTATTGAAGCAAAAAAGCTTATCTGCTAAAATCCAGGAAGAGCAAAAGTTAGCCAATGATGAATACGTGCCCGATGGCCGCCATCATGTGCTACAGAAAGACGATTACGATCCGTTAGCATAAGAAAGAGATTAGAGGCTTAGCCCTCAATCTCAGTCACCAGTCAAAGATTCTGGAAGTGATTGAGAATGTGAACTGTATTTCCATTTTGGAAGTATGGTTAATCATGTTTTTAACATTTTCAGGAGTCAAATCATGGCTGGTTTTAATTACGTAAAATCACAAACAGGCGGGGGGACTACGGGGCATGTTTTTACATATGCCGTCGATGCTGCCCACGCCACCTTACTAGCACCAGGGGATGCCGTTGTCATTACAGGTGATGGCGATGCTTTTGGTGTATCAGAAGTCGATACTGGTAATACCGCTACAGCAAATACTGGTGTTCTTGAGTCGGTAAAAGTCAATCCAAATACCTTAAATCAAACCGGGCTAGCTGCATCCACACTGGGTGAAGTTAGAGTTCGCATTGATCAATTTGCTTTGTATGAGATTGATGCAGACGCGACTTATAACGCCGCTAGTGTTGGTTTGAATACAGGTATTAACGTCACTACCGCCACATCAACAGGCACTGTTGCAATATCCAATATGACAGCGGATTTTGCCACGGTTGCCACCACGCAGACACTACCTTACCGAGTTGTTGCTCTTTTAGAAGACACAGCTGGCGTTCTTGGTAATCGTGTTCTACTTCGCCCTAACGCAAGCACCGCCTCTGATGGCGCGGCTGGCATCGCTTAATAGGAGGCTATCATGGCTGGTTTAATCACAACAGGCAGTATACCCCGCCTATTAGAAGAGGGTTTAAACAAGATCTTTGGTGCGACGTATGAAGAGCATGCCAAAGAGTTTGATAAGATTTTCGACACGTTCGATTCTGGTAAAAACTTTGAAACCGATGCGCAGTTGGAAGGTTTGGGGCTAGCTCCTGAGAAAGACGAAGGCGACGAGATCAATTTCGACAGTTTTCGCCAAGGCTTTACCCCAACGTATCAACACCTCACCTATGCAAAGGGATTTATTGTCAGTAAAGAGGCATTGGCCGATGAACTTTACGGACAGCTACAAAATAAAACCCGTCGTTTAGCCTTTTCGATGAGTCAAACCAAGGAAGTTGTTGCGGCTAACATATTGAATCGAGGCTTTAACAGCTCGTTTACTCAGCTTAATGGTGACGGCATAGAGTTGTTTTCCACTGTTAATGAGAACGGTCCTTCTGGCGGGACATTCAGTAATAAGCTAGCCGTTGATGCTGATTTGTCAGAAGCTTCATTGGAAGATCTGTTAATTATCATCGGTCAAGCCACTGATCCGCGCGACTTACAAATTGCATTACAGGGTATACGCATGATCATACCTGTGTCATTGCAGTTTGAAGCTCAGCGCATCCTTGGCTCGGTACTTCAGAACGATACCAGTAACAATGCAACCAACGCAGTGCGTGATATGAATGCTCTGCGCGATGGCTTCACTGTTAACCATTATCTGACTGACAACGATGCCTGGTTTATTAAGACTAACTCGCCTGATGGTATGAAGTATTTCACCCGTCAATCAGTTGAGTTTGGTCAAGATAACGCGTTTACCTCGGGTAATGCACGAATGAAAGCTGATGAACGCTACTCATTTGGTTATTCAGATAAACGTGGAATGTATGCATCAGCCGGAGCATGACGTGGATAAAACCATGTAAAGCAATGACCATGGATGGTCTAAACGAACTATGACTATTTTCTTTTTACAAGACCGCACAGCGGTTCATAGGAACAAAAATGACTATTAGTAATTTCCCCAACGGTTTTTTAAATGGCGTCACAATCCGTGGTGTGCCATTGCAACAAACACAGCCCGGTGAGGTATTTTGGGTCAATAACAGTGGTGTATTGGCAAAAGGCGGCGTGGGTGGATCCGATGGAAACACCGGTACGTATACCAAGCCCTTTGCTACTATCGACAAAGGCATTTCCTCATGCACGGCCTCTCGTGGTGACATTGTATTGGTCATGCCTGGGCATGCTGAGACGATCTCTACAGCGACGGCCTTGGCCGCAGATGTTGCCGGTGTAGCCGTTGTTGGACTGGGCTCAGGCACATTACGGCCGACTCTCACGCTAGGAACAGCAACCACCGCCACTATTGCGGTAAGCGCGGCTAACTTTACATTCAAGAACATCATATTCACTGCCAATTTTGCTGATATCGCAGAGCTATTCACACCTACTGCGGTGGATTTTCATGCTGAGGATTGTGACTTTAATGCAGCGGGCGCGGACTTGAATTTTGTTGAAATTGTTGATACTGGCACCACTGATAACGAGGTTGATGGGATCTCATTCCTGCGCTGTTCTTGGATTGAACCTGATTTAGTGACTACTTCGCTATTAAATGTCGATGCTGATATTGATAAGTTGAGTATTGTTGATTGCTATTTCAATTTAGGTGTCAACACCAGTGACTTACCTATTCTTGCTGTCGTAGCAACGGGTAAAGATCTAACGAATGTTGTAATCACGGGCAATCAGTGTATTCGTCTTAATGATGCCAACCCGCTTTTAATCACCGCAGATACAACTACTGCAAATACAGGCATTATTGCTGATAACTTCGTCAGACACTTAGACACAGCTGCCGAACTGCTTGTGACGGCTGCCACAAATATCGGCTTCTTTGATAATAAGGCCACAGCGGCGGTCGATGCGTCCGGTTTCCTATTGCCAGCCGCTGATAGTTAAGGAGTTGATATGTCCAGGCATACCGTTACTTTTGCAGGTGGCACGACAAAGAACTTTGTAGCCGATTCGCGCCGTGGTGCCGAGTACAATGCGACGATCCAGAACTTAACGGATCAGACCATTACTATCACGGTGACGAACGAGGATATACAAAGCTCGTCACCCACCTTTGATACCCCGGCACAAGGCGCTTTAGCCATTACAGCTGGGTCTGTTGATACGCTGAACGAACCCTATGACGGCTGGTTATTGACGGCAGGTGGGGCGGCAACAGGAACGGTTAATATCACAGAAGCCGGATAAACGATGACAAAACAGCATATTAATGCCGGTCTAGCAGAAACAGTGAAGAGGTTGCCTGTTAATGTTGGTGAGACTGTTATGGTTAACCCGGAAAATGTCAATATTATCACCGCTGGCAGCTTTGTACCTATAGGTGGCACCAGTTGGGTATCAGGGACCCTAAACGAATATACTAGCAATACAGCCGGTCGAATGATCTACACAGGACGTTTTCGCAGGAGTATTCAGGTTATAGCCACAGCGACGGTGGAAAAAGTCGGAGGAGGCGCTGACTTATCTCAATTAGCTATCGCTATAAATAATATCGAACGCACAAAAACAGTCTCAGGGACAAAAAACAAGGACCCTACCGCATTAACTAGCGTGGGTGTATTTCAACTTACTGAAGGCGAATCTATCCAGGTATTTGTGGCAAACATGGATACCACAGCAAATGTATTGGTATCAACGGCTAATCTATCGGTTACCATTGGTTCCATCATATAAGGATCACAGTAATGAGCAGAGTAAGAGAAACATTACAGCAAAAAGCGGGCAAACAATTGGCTCAAGGGGCTGGCGTACACAAAAGTAGAAACAGTGTTCATAAGAGCCAAAGAAAATGATAGGCCCGCGTAAAAACCGGTTTATTCTAGGTGATTATAATGTCATTTCAGATAGATCTGGCCAGAAATTAAAGCGTTCGCAGTGTCGGTTCACATGGGATAATTTGCTAGTAGGCATTGAAGAATGGGAACCCAAACACGCGCAAATTGATATCAGAGGTCGTGACGAGCAGATAGCGGTACCAGATTCACGCCCTCGACAACCTGATACGTTTTTCACGCCGACTCGGGATGATTTATGACAGCCACTGTTTTAACAACGACTGCCCTTGATATTGTCAATGGTGCCCTGCGATTGATTGGCGAGATTGATGCTAATCAACCAACAGGCGCACCCGAGATGCAAGATGGCTTGGAAGCGCTGAACTTTATGATTAAAGGTTGGCAATCTCAAGGCTTACATTTGTGGACAAAAACAGAGGGCATCTTATTCTTGGATGTCGGTAAAACTGATTATTTACTGGGTCCCGGTGGTGATGAGGCCACCAATGTTGATGATTTTATCAATACTGAATTGGCCATAGCAGGCTCAGCGAGTGACACAACGATTACATTGGATACATCAACAGGAACGGCAGTTGATGACAAGATTGGAATATTGTTAGATGACGGTACGCGTCAATGGACCACCATTAAATCAATCTCTGTTGCCACGCCAGGTGAATTAGTTATCGATGATGCCCTCACGGGAGCCGCAGCGATTGATAACACTGTCTTTACATTTACCTCATTGTTACCCCGGCCATTAAGGTTATTGCAATTACGCCGCGACAAGATTGATTCAGGCGCGGATGAAATAGAGGCTAACCAGTGGTCTAGACAGGAGTACTTTGCGCAACCGGATAAAACCTCTCAGGGTACGATTAACAACTGGTACTACACGCCGCAATTAACCAATGGCAGAGTTTATGTGTGGCAAACAGCAAACAATGCTGATCAGTTAGCGCGTTTTACGTATATCCGACCCATTGATATTAATACTGATACTGCGGATAACCCTGATTTCCCGGCTGAATGGTTTCGAATATTAAAATACCAATTAGCCGTTGAGATAGCGCCCGAATACCGTATCGCTCAAGACCGATTAGACAGATTAACGTTAAAAGCTGAGGCCATGCTAGAGGATGCATTAGGATATGACAGAGAGCCGGATTCTTTAAACATACAACCGATGATGGGTAATGCCTAGAATAGAATTATCATTTGCTGACGGCTTCTATGTGAGCCAATCGAGCGAGCTTATCGACAAGCGTGTAGTGAATGCTTACCCGGTGATTCCGCAGGCCGATGCATTGACAAAACGGGCGTTATTTAACACGCCGGGCATTAAACAGTTTGCTGACGTGTTATCAGGCACGAGTCGCGGTTCCATTGTGTTCAGTGACGGAAAACCTTATTTTGTGATTGGCACTAGTTTAATTTCACTGACGTCAACCGGTGTGATTACTAATCATGGGACGATCTCGGGTACTAACGATGTCTCGATGTCATCTAACGGGATTAACATCGCAATACAAGACCCCAAAGGAGACAGTTATTTTTTCACTCCTTCGACCAATACATTAGAGCTTAATAATGGTGCGGTTTTTTTAAGTTTTGGTCAGGCAACTAGTATCACATTTAAAGATGGATTCTACGTTTATACCACTGATGCTATTTTTTTTAGTGGTTCAGCAAAAACAACTAATGACGGCAAGAATTTCAACGCCTTAGATTTTGCTGATGCTGAAATTAGTCCGGATAGAATTGTTACCAGCCATAACAATCATAATCAATTGTATATTTTGGGGGAAAATACGATTGAACCTTACAGAACCATTGTAACGGCTGGATTTCCTTTTCAGCGAATCCCTGGTGGCATGATACAAAAGGGATGTTCAGCACGTTTTTCTGTGGTGGAATTTGATAATTCCTTTTTGTTTATTGGTGGCGATGTCGGAGAACAACCCGCTATTTGGAGGGCGCTAGGTTCTTCAGTGCAAAAGATATCCACTAATTCCATTGACCAGTTAATGCAAAAAAACACCGCAGCGGAAATAGCTGATGCACGCGCTTTTACCTATGCGCAAAACGGCAATTATTTTGCAGTGTTTACAGTTGGCAATAATACCTTTGCGTATGATGCGACAACCTCGGCTTTATCGGGTAAGCCAGAATGGCATGAAAGACAAACCGGTATTACTAACGGAACAGGTTTTCAGGTCTGGCGGGCAATCCATGGTATGAAAGCCTTCGGTAAAATCCTGGTAGGCGATGATCGAACCGGGAAAATAGGCGAGTTAGACTTTAACACCAAGACTGAATACGGTGATCAAGTAGAGCGTTTTTTCACCACCAAACCCTTTACTGTACTTTCGGAGTCGGTGTTCTCCAAAGAAATAGAGCTCAGTATGCAAACAGGCGTAGGAGATGCGACCACTCCGAATCCACAAATCAGGATGGATTATTCTGATAATGGCGGCAAGACCTTCGTGAGTGAAATTAGCCGGTCCATGGGCAAGGTGGGCGAATTTAATAAGCGGGTGAGATGGTCACGGTTGGGACGTATTCCCACTGATAGAGTATTACGGTTTAAGACAACCGAACCGGTGGAATACAATATATATGCGCTGTATGCCAATGCGGAGGTGACTAGCAGTGGTTGAAGTTGTTGCCCCGGTCAGAATAGAGCCGTTAATTGATCCAGTGACCGGAAATATTACGATCCGGTACGCTGAATATTTTGATAATATCGCCAATGGGATCACAGAATTGAATGTCAGTTCAGAGCAGCTAGAGGGTGTTTTTTCCGAGATACAAAAAGCTCAAGCGTTCACCGCTGAATTGGTAAAGGATTTAGGTGATATCGATCAACTGACCTCATTACTACAGAATGCGAATAGCCAGTTAGCCGAAATGCGAAAACAGATAGAAGACTTGAACCAACTGATTGATAAGGACAATAGATCTGATTTTGCTTTTTTGACTAACCGAATTAATGAATTACAGGAGCTGGTGGAATGACGATTAAACGGGGGGTGTCTGTTGATGCCCAGTTAGTGCCGAATGCGACTGGCACGCTATTCACACCAGGAACCGGCATTAAACGAGCGGTGATAACGTCCGCGACGATGTACGCCAATGTAGCCACCTTAGATGTGGATTTATTTATTGTACCCAGTGGCGGCAGTGCATCAACGACAACAAGAATTACGCGAAAAGATTTTGCACTGGACGAGACCTTTACGGTACCCGAATTAATCGGCCAATCGATAGAAACTGGCGGTTTATTACAGGGTAATGACGGCGCCAGTGGTGGCACACAGGTCAATATTGTACTCACTGTGACAGAATTTAGTGGCGACTCGTAATTATACAGTAACAAGATGTACTGATTACGCGCTTGTAAGAGATATTTGTTTAGATCCAGAGTTATTGCATAGAGTATCAGACGATTTTTTTGATATAGCTAATTATAATATTGAGAGTGATGGAATATGGCTTAGATGTGACAGAGATGATGCTTGTGTAGGGATGGTACAAGTTAAGATATCATCACCGCTAGATCTAAGAGTCCATATAGTTATACCTAAAAGGCATAGAGCGAGCTGCTTACCCATCGGAATGGCGTTTATTGCCTTTTTAGAACAAAACAAAGGATGTTATATAAAACTATCAACACGGATTGCTGAAAAATACGCCAATGTTGTACGGTTTACGCAGAGGATTGGCTTTACTAATGACGGCGTAGACCGGATGTCTTACCAGCGAGACGGCCAGATATACGATACTGTTATAATGAGTTATATTTTTAAATGAGGAAATTATGGGGTTTTTAAAAAGCGAAGCATTCAGTTTTGTGGATCCTGTTCTCGCAGCGCAGGCGTCGGATGATCCTGAAAAATTAGATCCTTTTGACTTGTTAGGTAGAAAAGCAAAAAAAGCAGGCGAAAAGAAGCAAAAGACAGCCGCAGCCTCTTCGTTATTAGAATTACAGCGACAATTTGATATCGGTCAGGAAAGGTTGGAGCCATTTTTCCAAGAAGCTGTTCCCGCATTTCAACTTCAGTCGGCAATAAGTGGCGCACGAGGACCGGAGGCACAAGCAGAAGCCTTCCAGCAGTTTCAGGAATCCCCTGGCACCCAGTTTTTAAGAGAGCAGGGCTTAAGGCTTATTGATACCGGTGCAGGTGCCACAGGTGGCCTAGGTGGCGGAGAGCGATTAAGAGAGCTGACTAAATTCAGCCAAGGTTTGGCACTTCAAGATCAAGAAAGGCAATTTAACCAACTCGGTGTAGTGTCAGGGCAAGGACAGGCAGCGGGACAGCAATTAGTAGGATTAGGAGAGCGATTTGCTACCGGCACAGGCGGTATTCTAGGTCAACAAGCATCAGCTGCTGCACAAGGTATAGCCAATCAACAAGCACAACAACAAAGTACGCTAGGCACTATTGTCGGGGGAGCTGCATCAATCTTCTCTGATATTCGACTTAAAGAAAATATCGAAAAGATTGGAGAACTTAATGGGCTTAATTGGTATCAATGGGATTGGACAGAAGAGGCCAAGGCTATTGTGGGTGATCAACAACCTGAGGGTGTTATTGCTCAAGAAGTACAAGAGATCTTCCCGGCTGCCGTGACTGAAAAAGACGGCTTTATGACCGTTGATTATTCGAGGATTCACTAATGGCTAATGGTTTTCAATTAAGGCCCGTACGGACTGATCCGGGTGCTTTGGGGCGCGGTGTGCAGACAGGACTGCAATTAGGCGGTGCATTCCAGGCCGGTAGAGAGCGTAGAAGGCAGCAACCTTTAGCCGATCAACAGCAGCAGTTACCGTTGCTTGTAGAGGGTGCTAAGCGCATTAGCGTGGTGCAAGACCCACAATCTAAATTGGCTATTTTAAATACAATGCGCGGTAATTTTGAACGAGCCGGACTTTCTACAACGGTATTGGATGAGGGCATTCAGCAATTACAGTCGGGTGACCTTGAAGGCTTCCAACAAAGTACCGATAGATTATTGGAATTGGGTCAACAGTTATCAGCGGGGGGCAGGGGCACAGGGGGCATTCAACAGGCGCAAGCAGTTCCAGGCGTTGGTTTTATAACACTATCCCGACAAGGACAGGTGGGTTTACAACAACTGCCTGAAGAAGACAGAGCAGTTGTGCAGGAAGCTCTCCAAAATGAAGCCCAGCGCAAAGCCGAGGCCGCAGGTTTACGTACTGGCGCCACGGAAGAAGCTAAAATAGAAGCAGCGGCTGAAAAGGCGGGAGAAGTCAAAAGAGGTGGCGCTATTGAAGAAAGGCGTCAAAGTACCATTAATTTAGGGGTTGATGCATCTAAAGGACTCCCCGTCTTAAAACGATCATTAGAGCTATTAGATACCATTCAGACAGGCGGTTTTGCAGCAGCTCAATTACGTTTCCAGCAAGCCTTTGGTATTGAAGGTGCCGACGAAGGAGAATTGTCAGCCAATTTAGGTAAGGCGGTATTAACTCAATTAAAATCTACTTTTGGTTCGGCATTTACAGAGCGAGAAGGGTCACGTTTAGAGCGGATTGAGGCCGGATTTGGTAAATCTCCTGCTACTAACCGCCGTTTATTGGGTAATTTACTGCAATTGGTTGAGCGTGAAGCCAATAGCGCTATTAAGGCCGCTGTTGAATCAAAGGATTTTAGAACCGCAGCCGAAATTCAGGAATTATTAGAATTTGAATTTCAGCAAGAGCAACCAGCAGTACAGCCAGTTCCAGCGACGCCAACCCCGACAGCAGCCGCACCAGTCCAGGCTGGAGGCCAAGAATTACCAGAGGGAGCTATTATTAGAAGCCCAGCGACAGGGCAAAGGATGCAGGTTGTTAATGGCCAGTTAGTGGAGATTCAATAATGGCTACATTACCAGCAGGATTTGAATTAGAGCAACAGGCACAAGGCGATTTAACATTGCCACAAGGCTTTGAAATTGAGCGAGCGCGTCAGTTAGGTGCCGTTCCAGGTGTAGCTATTACGCCAGAACAACAAGCCCAAATTCAGCGTGGCGAGACAATACAGCCAGAACAGCCCACATTGCCAGGCAGAGAGTTTAGGCCCGTAGCAGAAACAAAGTTCGAAGATCCACTTCTTAGATCGGCAGAGCAAGGGCTGGTTAATGTTGGAGGAGGTATCTTGCGCGGACTTGGAGAGCTGTCTAATCTGGTAGGTGTAGAAGGTGCTAATCAATTTCTACAAGAACTATTAACGTCTCAGGCAATGGAGCAAGAGAAAACCGGCCAGATCGCTGCCGAGACACCTATTACTAAATTTGTTGGGGAGGTGGCTGGTGAAACTCTTGGTTTTCCTGTTGGTGGTGGAGGTGGTTCGTTACTTAGTAGGATTGTTACAGGCATGGCTGCGGGTGGTACGGCAGGGGGATTATCAGCAGCTGGAAGAGGGAAGGCGGGGGCTGATATTGCAACAGAGGCCGGTATTGGGGCGGCGCTTGCCCCTGCCACTGAAGGTATATCTGCACTTCGCAAGGCCCGCAGAGCCGCAAAAGAGGCCAAGGAGGTCGGTGGTGTAGCGGCTGAAAGAACAGCTATCGAAGAGGCTGCAGAACAAGTTACAGAAGGCGAATTGGCACAACAGGCGACAGGCATTAGATTGTTGCCCGCTCAAAAAACACTAGATCCATTTCAGTTGGAAACACAGTCATTCATAGGGCAGAATCCAGAGGTATCAAAGAAAGCATTCAGGGTATTAAAAAATCAAAACAAAGAGGCTGCCACAGCTGTTGATAGCTTGCTTAACGTCATTGCCGCACCACAACAAACCCTCCTAGCTGCCCCGCGAGCAAGAACGGCAGCAGGAAACATAATTAATTCAAAAGCGCTGGCAAGGACTGAGGCGGCAAGCCCTATCTTCAAGCAAGCCTTCAGGCGACAGAGACAAGGAAAGGTGCCTCTATTAGATACAGAGGCATTAGAGATAAAAATATCTGCTATGGCCAATCAATTTGATGAGACAGGCCAGGTATCCAAAAAACTTAGTGAAACTTTGGATAAAATATCCAGGTCAGAGGGTAATCTATCCAGGCTGCACAATTCCAAACTGGAAATAGATCAAATAATTGAGGCTCGCGGTGAAAATGCCATTGGACGCACCACGAAGCGTTTTTTAACCGATGTCCAAACCGATCTAGTCGCCCTGATGGAAAAACAAAGCCCATCGTACAGGGCTGCGCGTGATGAATTTAAGCGGTTATCCCCGGCTGTTGACGATATCAGAAACGGTGTTTTTGGCCGCATCTCTGATATTAAGGATCTCGATCTAAAGAGAGTATCCGGTATTATATTTGATCCTGATCAGCCCGCAAGCATCGCAACCAATGCCATCAAGTCATTAAAAAATGTAGAGGGAGGCGAGGAAATAGCATCAGGCCTTGTACGCAACGAACTTGAAAAACGATTAGGTCGAATGAAAACCGTATTGGCGGAAGGTGCTGAAACAGGCGGCAGAAAGCTGGAGAACTTACCACAGCAATTGTTAACTAATTTTTTTGGAAATGCCAAGCAGAAGAAAGTGTTATTCAATGCACTGACTGAGTTGAATCCAGGAGCGCTACAGAATGCAAAATGGCTTGAGAAGTCACTCGACAGAGCTTCTGCCGGTCGCCCTGGTGGATCGCAAACGGGAATTAGGCAGGTTATAACGCAACAATTAAGGGGTGTGTCACTGGCAATCAGGGATCTATTTAGGCGTCCTATTGAGTCACTTGTAGGCCTTGGCGAAGACGCCATTTTTAGCCGCAAAGTGCAGGCACTGGGTGATACGCTTTATGATCCCACCTGGAAAGCTGACATGGACAAAATAAGAAAGTTAAACCCTAATAGCCGAATAGCTCAAAGTAAATTTGAAAGATTATTACAAAACGTTATTAATGTTAATGAATCTATTCGCACAACCACTCAAGCAGCTGTTACGGCTGAAAGAAAATCTCTACTTGGAGAGGAACAACAATGAGTTCTAGATTTATACTACCCCTTGCTGACGTTGGTAATGGCATATCTCCAAGTGATGGTGCACAGCTAACCTTTTTTGTCACCGGGACTTCTGACTTAAAAGATACTTTTTCCGATGAAGCATTGCTAATTGCTAATGCTAATCCTGTGATAGCTAACAGTGATGGATTATTCCCTGAAATTTGGATAGCTGATGGCTCACGTTATAAAGTCACATTAAAAGATAAAAATAATAAGCAGACATGGGAAGAAGATCCCGTGGTTGGGGCGATATCCGCGATAGCTTCTGCTAGAACGTTTGATACTAAAGCATTAATGGTGGCTGACGAAGAATTGGTGTTAGGTCAAACTGTTGATATGAGCGGTTATACCGCTGTAGACACTGGTGGTGGCAGTAGCTTTGATATTGTTGCTGCTGGCTCTGCGGGCGTCGATGATGGGGGGTCAGTCATTGATCTACCCAACACAACCCCAGCACTTCAGGCTAAAAACTTATTCCCCGGCGGCGTTCGTAGCATTGACCAATGGGGCGCTGATGCTAGTGGAGATGTGGCCACAGCAGTGCAGGCGGCTTTAGATTATTTTCTGGCAAATGGTGGCGAATTGGTTGCCGATGGCGAGAAAACCTATCAGCTAGATACTGCGATAACACTACTCAACGCACAGGCTGTATCGGCTGATGCGTTGAGTTATAAGCTTGATTTTAAAGGTGCCACACTGGATTTCAGTTCAACAGCATTAACTACGGGGGCTCTATTTACTGTCGGCTCAACAACTGTCGGTAATTTTGAGGGAGCAATCAGTTTTAATTTAAGAGACATGATCCTTAAAGGGCCGGAAACATTAACACCGACAGGCAATGCACAAACCACGACCACAATAGGATTGAGTCTGACTTTTGCTAAAAACGTTGTACTCGAAAACATATTGACACCCAAATGGTTTGAAGGAATACGCACTATTTTCACATTCCCTTTAACAGCAACTCAATGTGATGGCTCATTATCTTATATTCCATTGCGTTGTAAGGGAGCCAGTAATACCCAAGTATGGATAAACCATCAATCTGCCAATACACGTTTTGGCCCGGTCATTGAAGATGAGGATGCCGATAATAAAATAGATGTTATTACCTTTATTAATCCAAGAGTTGAAGGCGCGGATGCTGGTTTTCAGATTGATACGGGTCCAGGAAGCACAGAGCGGATAAGGGATATTAATATTATAAATCCCTATTTCGCTGCTATTGAGAGTGATTTTATACGCATAGGAACCAGCTTTACAAAAGACAGCCCATTATCACGGGGCTCTACTCGATCCTCTCATCTGAACGGTTTTACGCTCACTGGTGGTAACTGGAATAACGGATTATCCCCAGCGGGTTGGAGTGCAACCAGGGCCGCTATATTTGCAGGCTCTATGACATGGCGAGCAGCACACGTATTGTTACCGGTGAAAGAGGAGGGTGATAGCGTCCCTAATCCGCCCATCAACGGTGAAATCACGTATATCAGCTCAGTCCATGACATCTCAGCAGAGCACTCAGCGTTAGTGTTTGATAATGAAGGCAATGTTGTTAGTCGACTGGATAAGAATGGCCAGCAGTATGTGATAGCAACGTTTGTTGATTTGGATACAACGCCAGATGTTACCCAAGGCAACATATTTAAAACGGCCAATACCGGCGCGACACTGATAGCAGACTTTGACGGTCTCGGTTCATTTGGTAAAGATTTTACGATCTTCATTGGCGATAACAACACAACCTTTGATTTTAGTAACGCCAACATATTTGGCAATAATGAAGTTGATTATCTCGCCAGGACTAACGACGTCATCGAAGTGAGCTATGACGGCACCAGTTTCTTCTGTGAAATCAGGCATACGGGCAATGACGCTAATACCGCAATAATCGCTTCGGGTGTTATCACAGTCACCCCGGGCACTCATGATGTGCTCACTGAAACTGGCGCTACTGATGACCTGGATACCATTAATGGACTTGGCCAGGGAGAAAGAGTTACTTTCTTCCCTAGTGATGCTGCTAAAACCGTTGTATTTAAACATGCCACAGGCAACATCAGACTCAATGGTCAGGCTGAGTTCTCACTTGATGGCCCAGATGACGTGATAGAGCTAGAGCGCAGAGGGGCTAATATGGTAGAGCTGACCAGTTCAAACAACGGGGCTTAACGCCCCTTAATCACTCTCCTTTATTAATAACTAGAAATAACCCAATAAACAGCCTCATCGTGCTTTACGACCAGATCCTGAATGTAACCACTGGCACTCCCCCAAACCATACCCTTGTGATCCGTATGATAGGCGCATAACGGGCAGCCCGCAGTATCATCCACATCATTACCCCCATGTGGCCTAATGCCCGTAAAACGCACGCCATCGCGCTCTACTGATAGGTCACTTTGGTTGTACAGTAGCAGCATGTTTTTATTCCATCGAGTGCTGCGCGTAATATCTACCCGGTATGTGCCTTCTGGGATACACGTCTCACCCGGCACCTTGATGCCATGTGGCTGCCTCTTATCTTCCAGCACCCAGCAAAATCGCTCACCCCCATTGATATAAAGCTGGCTTTGTGTATATTCTGGCGAGTACTTTCTAATCTGTGTGATTATAATTTGCTGCCCTCCTTTTCTTCGTCTGCTAGTTTTATTTCTTTAAGTTCATTGAGAGTGTAACCGCCCCATGATTCGTACCCAATCGCGGTGATTACAATCCCAATACTATCTGTATGGCAATCTCCATTGAAGACCCAATCCATAGGGAGTCCATCGCTATTAAAGCAGCCTATCTTTGTGATTCTGCACTTATACGTCATTTATTCCCCTCCTTTTGCTGTCGTTTATAAAGCTCTTCCCTCAAAATAACAACCTCCTTTGGGGCAGCAATACCTAAACGAACTTGATTGCCTGATATGCCCAGTACAGTGACTCTGATATCGTCACCAATGATCAATGTTTCTTCGAGACGGCGCGAAAGTACCAACATCCTATTTCTCCTTAATTAATTCCGGGTTGGCGTAAATATTTCCAGTCACCGTATAAAGCTCGCATACATTTTTCTTACAAAAAGTATATCCTGAACCAGCAGGGGTGCCGTCTATCCAGTGATGATATAATCGCCCATCATCTTCAAACCACTTTATTATCCTTATTTCTGGACAGGGATCATCCATGTCAACAATACCGGGGTTATCCACTAAGCAAACATCACCTTCATAAACATCCACGCCGTTTTTATCCTTAAGCCCGGTCCATTGCATACAAACATAATGATCCCCTCTAAAAACTGAATCAAAATATCCTTCTGACTGCCATTCCTTTTGTAGCTCATCCCACTCCATCATACCAGGGCTTTCGATATCCCAAGCTCTAAATTTATACTCTCTCATCAATCATTCTCCTTAATTTCAGGTACGTATAGCAACACACAAAACTTGCCACTAGGTAATTGTTCTTCGCACTCTGATTTTAATTTTGCGAATATATCTATGGTAGTTCTTGTCACAGATGCCGCAATACATATACAAACCACCATCATTCTTCTAACTCCTTTATTTTCCGTTTATAAACCTGCTGTAATTCTTTCAGATCTTCGATGGTGTAATTTTGTGCTTTGTGGGGGCCTTCCAGCCACTGCACCTTCTCGAGCCCCACCTTATTAATGAGATTAATTCTGTAATTAACCAAATTCCCAGAAAGATAGTTATTGCACGCGGAGCATTGCTTATGGCAGTTATCCTCGTTGAATCGGAGTTCGCGACATGAACCAATAGAGCGATAATGTCCTGCATGATACTGACCAGTATGATGCCTCCCGCAACTGATACAAGGATCAGAAATATCATCCATACGAATAAAACGGTTAAAGAGTGCTTGAGTTTTCTTAACCTGAAATGATCGATCCTCATCCTTTAATTTCCTTTTAGCGTTCCTGTGCACTTTATCGAGCTTCTTTTTCTTTATGATCCCTGTTAACTCAATCGCGCAATCTATGCTGCACCATTTTTCCAACGTGTTAAATGGAGTATATAACGCCTTACAGACTTTGCACTTTTTCTGCTTAACCGTTTTATTCTTTTTCATCAAGTATTCTTGACTGGTCCTGAAGAATACCGTTATCGATAAACTCGCCTTCGGTCAAAGTAATTTTTTTACTGGCCAATACCATTTGCGTCTGAAGTTGATGAGTATCACTAACGTCACTGTATATAAGACTGCCTGGACCTTTTTTTAAATAAACAAACAGATCATGAGTTTTCGGCAAATTCTCTAAGCAGCCAAAACTAGCGCCACTGAGAATACCGGCAGTATTAAATAGTCTTACAGTATTATCTCCCGATCGATAAGTTATTATGCCAACTAATTTATCATCAAGCCCATTGTTGAAGCGATCATAAACAATAAGGCAGGGATAACTTTCTTCTTTTTCGATAAAGTTGCATTTGCCGCCGTTTGCTAGGCACTGCTTAAGGTCAAATTTCTTTACGCTCATTATGTATTCCCCTGGTATTTTAAGTCTTCATTGTCGTCATAGTTATCGCATGCCAGATAAATATCCAGCAATTGTTCTGTCGGTAACTCTAAGTTTTTATTATCGCGAATCAATGCGCCGATTAGGGCATAGGATGCAATATAAATATCAGTGAGATTAACCAGGTCAGCTTGATACTGATCAATCATAACTTCCTGCACAGCGACTCTCTGCTCAAGTAAAGCTATTATCTGCTCTGGAAATAAATCTAAATTTGGAATATCATTTGTGTCGGTCATATCAATACATTCCCTATTGAGTGACAAGAGGTAGGCGCGGTGTTGTGGCCGCGTTTGCCCAACCATTATAAACTAAAAATGTTCCTCTATCTTGCAATAAAGATAGAACATTAATGCCCCATAACAACCAATTACTATCACTGGAGCATCAATAAATTCCAAAAAACCTCCAACAATAGAGCCAAATACAATCCAACCAATGAAAAGCACCCATTTCATCTCAAAACTCCATTATCGTGTTAATTTGAATATCGTTTAAGTCATTACCATAGTATTTTAGAAACGCATTCACCACCTTGTTGAACAAGTCCTTAAAGGCAGTTTCGTCTAATTGATCCCAAGAAATAGATTGAGGCCAGTACATAATCTTGCCATTAGCTGTGACGACTTCGGTAAAGAATCCGGCCTTCATTTGTATGTACTTTCGCCAGATATCCTTGTTATCGAACTCATCTTGCAGGTCAAATGTCATGTTGATAAAGGCGAAGAAACGGCGGTGATTGCCAACGTTGCGCCCCTTCTTGATGTCTACCATTACATCACCGCTAATATCGCTCAAATCGTCAACCAGTGGCGCTAGAACATATCCCTGGTATTCTAATTCGGCCAGATCAGCCATTGATACCTTTTTCATGGGTATTTTCATTGGCTAATGAGCCCAAAAGATAAGATAAGAAAAAAATACTATAAGATAGATACCAAGAAAAACACCAACCCAAATCTCTGTCTTGTCATCATCATGCATAATCACTCCTCACTCTCAGGGAAAAAGTCAGAGATATCCGGGTTCTTAGGCCAATTGGTTATCACGCCGAATTCGTTGATTTTTAGGTTTATGTAATCTCCGTATTCACCTGGTATCAAGGTATTTGGAACGTAAGAATCTTGAAGACGTTTAATAAGATTGAGCTTTCTATCTAGCAATCTATATTCTCCTTGATCGCATACCTTCATTTCAAACTCACCAGATTTACCCTCGGGCCAGCGAAGAATTTCACCTTGATCGATGTCAATTGTAGCGTGCCACATATTATCTATTCGGCCAGGGAAATCATACGGCATATTCTCATCACCATAGCGAACCGCTACACTAACGCCCACAAACCCAAAATCAATTTCCTTTGGCACCATCACTGTTTTAATCATCTGTTCACCCATGGTTGAGTTAAATAATGTAACCGGCGATTATTTTCGTTTTCTATCTTATCAACTTTATCCTTTTGTATTCCGTAGCGTGTTTTTTCATCGCCAGTAAGGCAAACTTTGCATCTTCCCATAAGCTGTTTTGTACGCTTGACACGTCTAAAATCAGATTCTGTTTTTTCTCCGGGGCATGTTTTACACTGCATCATCATTCTCCCTGTAATAATTCCACCATGTAATAAAGCTCGCTTTCAAAAATCTTGCAACTTTCTTCAAGGGTTTTTATATAGTCCTCGTCTCTATAAACTCGAGTACAAAAAAAAGATGCAGCTCCATTCATACGAGGATCGAAAGATATAAAATCAACCCAATCCCTTTCAGCTACCCACATTTGCCCCTGTACTTGCGCTTTGTGGCCTGTCGGCATTTTCCCAGACAAATACGTTTCAATCTGTGTCGTGGTTTTTGGGCATTTTATTTCAATAGAACCATCATTACCAACAAGGCCATCAGGACTGGCAGCAACATTTTTACCATCTGTAGTTATCAGGCCAACCAGATCAACTTCAACGCCCTTCTCTAGCTCATACATAGCCCTGGCAGAGGGTTCGTTAAGTGTCCCCCACTCCATGTAAGAGTTAGAATAACTGTCTTCACGCTCACCTGTAATCATCTCGCCAGCCAGCTGATACATGTATGATTTACGAGTCTTACCTTGGCCTTTTGCCATGACATCTTTAAACTTAGACGCTGTAATCATACCCATGCGAGCGTCAAACCATTGATCAGACCCTTGCTCAAAATCAAATACGGTATAGCTCATGATTTATTTACCTGTTTTAATATAGCGTCGAATTTTTTAGCGGGGATTTCTAGAATGTTGGTGAATTTAAATGCCGAGCGAATACGCCCGCCTAATTTTGTATAGTTGCCATTCTCATCGCAGAGAAGCGGATATAATATATCGTATTGCTCATTAGTTATTAACTCATCACCTAGCAACTTTTCAGATCGACTTTCTTCATCTTCTCCTGTTTCGATCCCAAAGCCTTTCACTAACATTGTTTTCATTGCATATGTATGTGCTTTGCCAGGACCTTTATCGCCTCCATCCATTCCCTGCGCAAAACATGAGTGAGTTACTTTTTCACTGGGATTATCCATGTTAACTAAATCTAACTCGTAATAACCCTGATATATTTTTTGCTTAGTGCCCTCCACGCCAGATAAGCACTCCATCGATGTTTGTCTTATCGCCATGACAACACCATGTGTTATTAGATGCTCTCGAAGCATAGCAATAACCTCATCGTATTTAATGCCCTTTCCTTGTTGCGCGGCTTTTTTCTGTAAATATTCACAGTCTTTCATAACTGCATTGATACGCTGATAAATATTCAATGACTCAGCCATCTTTATTCTCCGTGAATGATAGTAGGGCATTGAGGTGTAACTGTGCATCCTCTCTAGTTAAGTGGATAATTCCAGCCGACAATCTTTTCATGTCGGTTTCTTCTCCACTCCATGTCGAGGTTCCACACCCTAACGAAGATGTACTTGGATATGCATATCCTATACCGCTCACCAAAGGCTCTCTAACAGGCTCAGGCACATCATAGCCGTTGATGTTGATGGTCTTGGGTTTGCGTCTATGTTTGAGGTCATTACCCCAATTAATATCACAACAACAATCAGCCCAATATGGATTGACGCTACCACGCGACATCTCAAACTGCCACCTTAACCATGGTTCATCAATTTCAGACGCATCCACTGCATACATCGCCATTTCTTTGTATTATTGATGTGCCATGACTCAATGCTCCGATGGGTTAAAAAGCCAAAGAATCTTATTCGCGCCCTGCGCTAACAATTCATTCTGGTAATTTGCTAGCATACGTTTAGCGTGCTCGATAGCTGCCCTGTCCTTAGTGCGATTAGCAGCCGCTAGCTTTAATGTAAGCCGGTCATGCTTAAACTGTTCATCTCCAGAAAGTTCAATATCCATAGTTAATCCACCTCGTCTAACAATGCGTTAATGATTTCTTCGATTAATTCTTGCTTGCGCCTCGCGATACGTCCATTTATACCAGTGACACCACATGATTGATTCATCTCGCCTAGCTCTTTAATGCTATGTACCACATTTGGATCTAGTGTGATCGTTATTGACTCATCGCTAAAAGCAACTTGCTGAACCATGCTGTTAAATACCCCCCGGTCATCGATGTTAGGTATGTCACGTATCGCGTTTGATCTATCTCCGAACAGGTCATTGTAGAGTTCATACTCATCTACTCGATCTCTCATGATAAATACTTCCTGTATAAGTTTAAATGAGCTATAAATTGTTCATCGTTCATAAAGCTGGTGATAGTAAGAATATCAACGTGGGGCATCATGTTTTGAATGATGATAAGCTCTTTCCACTCTGCACTTTGATGCCTATTCATTACTTATCCCTCCGTTGTTTGTATGACCTAACTATAAGCCAAACAGCCCCACCTGTAAACCAATAAAAGTTATGTGATTATGACGCATTGTGCTAACATGAGGCAACAATAGGAGCATTTATGAAAGCAAGTAAGTACAGAAAAGAATTTAGTAAATACATAAACGATAATTATGATAGTGATGCTCACGCGAGCAGACATATTGGATTGCATCAGGTGGTCATCGGCGGAGTGAAGAACGGTAGTCGGCATCACAAAAAAGCAGCTGAAAAAGCAGGGTTTAGCATTAGAAAACAAGTAATCTTTTTTTATGATCCTATCAAGGGCAGAAAACAATGGTTTTAAGTTGTGAGCGCTTCTAATTAATATCTTGAGCGCTTATATATAGAGCATAGCCGCGCATTAAAATCAATAATGACCATCAGGACCAAATCATCAGTGGTGGCTGAGGATATCGTACAGGGCGCCTACCTTAAGTTTTATTTATTAGATGACCCAGAATCTATAGATAACCCTTTTGGCTATTTATTAACTATCTGTAAAAACATCCACAGGGATAAAATAAAATCGTCTAAGGTTAGAGATCTTTACACCCAATATTTAAAATATGTTGAAGATAAAATCAACGAACATTCACCCGAGCGGTTATTGATAATCGATGAAGAATATAAATCAACTATAGAGCTGATCGATCGATTGCCGCCTAGGTGTAAGCGGGTATTCGTTATGCGTATAGTTTACGGCATGAGTCATAAAGAAATAGCCGCATATCTAGGCATAACTAAACATGCTGTAGAAAAGCACATACGGCGATCTCGTGACCGAATTAGAGATATGCTGTAATGAAAATAACCGCGCAATTGCAACAATTATGTGATTGCACTATTGAGAGAGTAACTTACAATAGTTTATATCTTAATTACACTGACAGGCAGGTTAGATTATGGAAAAGAATTTTGTAACATTTTATAGCCCTGGGACATTTATGTCAGAGTCTACAAGTAAGCCCATTGACGAATGGTGCACTGAAACTGCAATAGAAATGTCAAAGTCAATAAAGGAGCGACATGACGCATTGCCTTATGGCTTCCAATTTACTACGCGCAGCCGTGCTGATAACGATCTCGATAGCAAAGTAACAAAAACTAGTCCTATGTATTACCTTGGAGGAAGGGTTGAAACATTGGAAGAGGTTGAACTTAGAAATGATCCAAAAGAAAAAATACTTAGAAGTAATATGCGTAATAATGATTGGGATAGGATTGTCATTAATGATAAATCATGGCGTACCGTGAATCCTCTTAGAATTAATGATGTTGTATTGGATGTAACATGAAAAAACCAATAGGCACCACGCTATTTAAAGGCTTTACCGGGTGCAACTGTCACGACTGCATCATAGTAAAGCCTCCTGTCATTCCGTCTAGCGAATCATGTAGATGCTTACACAGCCTTAGTCGATGCCAACTTGATCTGATTAAAAAAAGGCTGGCGCCGATCGCTGAGAAGTTTGTCGAAGAGGATGACTCATGAATAAAGATACGCAATGCAAAGAAAGCGAACATGAATTTGTTGGAATCAATATAGCTAAATATTCAGTTCTGGCATGCGAAAAATGCGGTTTTATTAAACCGAAGGACAACGAAACAAAGCCCAGTAAGGGGGCATGGACAATAAAATTCAAATAGCAATGAGGTTATATCGATGAGGTTGCTGCTAGGGGGAGCCCTAGACACCCATGGCATGTGTCCGCTGGTGGACCGCGAGCGGGAGAATGCCCCGCCAATCTCATCAATGCAGCTTTACTAAGGAGATTAATATGGAACCGTTATTTTATTTACAATCAACGACTGACTACGAGCTAGACATGACTAACGGCTACCACATAATCCCCTGTAACGACATCAGAGAGCACGTAAGCGATTCTGAATGTTGGTGTAAGCCCGAGCTAGGGGACGACGGGTTAGAGCATATGTACATCCACAAGAGCGCTGCCGGCTGGGAAGATTTTGCCGAGGGCACAAGAAAACCTTCTTAAATAGTTATCCACAGGTAGGAAATGCCATGACTGACAATGAAATAAAACAAGGTGTAATCATACTATTTGACAAAGGTTATACGTCAGACTTGCATGATACTGACACTTTTTATGACGCTCCACTAGAAATATTAGACAAGGCATATAACTACATAGAATACATTCATAACTATGGAATGATTGCCTTTGAAAAGACGTTAGATTAGTTATCCACAGGTTACTAACAGGTCTATGAGGTTGTATTGATTAGAGTGAGGCGGCATAAATACCGGTTGGTGTGGGCCTGTCTCGTTTTAAGGTTGCGTCAGATACGTGCTCTATTGAGCCCTGACCATCCTGAGTATGCGGGTTCGATTCCCGCCACTCTAATCAATGCAACTTCATTTAACTAAGTTACACATAAGGATTGATTATGCCACTACCATGTACAAGATGTGAAAATTCAGGGTTCTTAAACCTTCATCAACTCGATGAGAATATATTAGAGTCCTATGATAATGAAGAAATCATCGAATGGATAAGAGCCAATGATAATCACGATGTTCAGGTGTGTGATTGCTGCGGTGATGGTGAGCAATGGTATGGCAATCCAGGTGAGCATTATACCAATGATGATCCGAGAGGTGATAGAGGGCCATATAGTTACAATGGGGGTTTGTGTGAGTGTAATTAAAGCCCGATTGACGTAATAACCAAGGAGGCGTATAGGGGTTATTAAATGCGCAGATTTATTGGCTATCAAGGGTCAAGTGGGCCTTAGGAAGCATCACTATGAACAAAGCTAGTTGAGGTGATGAAATTCCAGTGGAGCTATTTCAAATCCTGAAAGATGGAAAGTGCTGCACTC